TGCAGGCGCAGCCGCAGCCGGCGTCGCCGGAGCAAGTGCTGGTATGACGGGATTAGATTTAGCACTTGCAGACTCAATTGATTCAGACCTTGCAACGGCGTTGGGCGATGGAACGGCCCCATTCATTACACAAGGAGTTGTGCCTGATGCAGAATTAGGAACTAGACCTAGAGTAACTGACGGAATTACAGGCGTGTTAACGACTCAAGCAGGAGCAGTTGCCGCAATTGCCGCATCTGGTGACGATGCGGCTAAAGCCGCAATTAGCGAATCTATAAATGCCTTGAATGCTTCTGGAGTCAGTGCAGAAACTTTAGCAGTTCAAGGAACATTAGGAGCCGCGGCAAGGCAAGTACAACAAGGACAATCATCAAAAATTGCAGGAACTATCGCATCTGGTGTAAGTCAGTTACCCGGTGGACAAAAACTAGCAGGCGCAGTTGTAAACAATGCTGTCGGTGCAGTTAATCCAATTGCAGACGGCATAGAAGATGTTACTGAAGGTCTAAAGGGAGTAGGGGCCTTGGCATTCAGCGGCAGCGATGTCGGCGCCGCTGTATGGGGTAATCAAAACTGGACTGGTTTAGGAGATGTCAAAGATACTTTTAGTTCTATGACAAAACAATTGACAGGTGCTATAGAGGGACCGCTTTCAAATGCGTTAAGTCCTGGAGCATCAGCCGCACTGCAATCTGCGTTGTCATCTTTGACTGCAGGTGGAGGGTCTACTATTAAACTACCTGTTGTTGCAGTCAATACATATGATCGATCTTCTATTACATCCTTAATAGATAGTGTGTTAGATCCAATTGTACCTAGACCTAACTTATTAGGAGAAATACCTCAAGGTACACTCACTGCGGCTAGCAATCTACTAGCAGTAAGAAAAGAACTGTCAAAAGATATACAAACATTAAGTGTTTTATCTAAAGGAATTGCTAAGAAACAAGCAAAACTATTTGAAGTACAAACAACGTTCCCTGCAGGGTCACCTGAAATTACAGCGGCTCAAGCGGCATACGAAGCGGCCGCAACATCATCTACATATACAAACTTGGTAACAAAAATCGAAGCCGCAGAAGCACTATTTGCTAGTATTGATGTAGACAATTCTGTTGCCCCAGCAACAAATCCATTCAGTGCTATAGAAAATAGTCTTAAGGCTTGGTCTAATGCTCAACTTGGAGGTGGGTATGCTACTGATCAGGATGGTGACGGTATATTAACACCCGGCGCCGAGGCTGCAGGCCCGGACAACGAAGATTATTTTAATGCCGCAATACTTGAAGGCATTCAGGGCTTGAACCCTAATGATTATGATGATACAACATACTCAAACATATTAGCAACTATTGCAAAAACATTTGTACCGAAGAAAAAGACACAATTTAAAACTGAACCCTTTACTACTGATTATACGCCTGTTATAACAGGATATCCTGCACCAGAAAATACAGTTGAAAGTGTCGAAGGCGAAGATATCGGAGATGGTCCACTAACATCAGATAACTCAGATGCTGATAATGTAGATGCAGGTGGTTCAGAAGGCGGAAGTGCAGGCTATACTGGTACAACAGGCGGCGGCGGCGGAGTTATTACAATCAATGAGAACTATGTTACTGGTTATCTAGGCGGTGCCTCACTTAAGTGGATTTATAATGGTAGTAAATGGGTACTAAAATAATAGGGTATAAATAGTATTATGGCAACTTACATAGGTTTTTCAACAATAAACGCAGACAAGGCACGAACAGTTAACCCTGTCCCGGCTATTGACGGGGAAGCCAACGGCATAACTAATCCTATAGTCTTTGGTAAAAAGTTCAGATTAACCGATGAACAACTTGTTATACAAGATTTAGTTAACGCACTTAATATTAGACGAGGAGAAAAAGTAGGTAAACCGAGTTATGGTACTACTTTATGGGATTTTGTTTTTGATCCTAACACAAGTGATGTTCAAACAGCCATACAAAATGAAGTTAGACGAGTTGCCGGATTAGATCCGCGTCTTACTATCAATACAATACTAGTCTCTCCTAGAGATAATGGCATTTTAATAGAAGTACAACTCTCTATTTCTCCGTATAATAATGCTGGAGACCTAGCATTATTCTTTGATTCTGAAACAAATACTGCCTCAGTAGTATAAAAAAAGTCGGTTTTTCCATAAAGATAAATACTTGAAACAGGGAAAAACTATGGCTACAAGTTCAAGGCAATCAGGACTCTTTGGAGTAAATGATTGGAAAGCAATCTACGAAACCTTTCGTGAGGCAGACTTTCGATCATATGATTATGAAACTCTAAGAAAAAGTTTTATCGACTATATTAGACTTTATTATCCTGAAACCTACAATGATTATATCGAAAGTTCGGAGTTCATTGCTCTACTTGATGTCATGGCTTTTATGGGTCAAGGTCTTGCCTTTAGAAACGATTTAAACACACGTGAAAATTTCATCGACACGGCCGAACGCAGAGACTCTGTAGTAAAATTAGCAGACTTAGTTGGATACACACCTAAAAGAAACTCATGTGCATCTGGTTATCTAAAAGTATCTTCTATCAGAACAACTGAAAATGTTAGAGATGCAAATGGTGTCAATTTAAGTAATACTCCAATAAGTTGGAATGATCCGTCTAACACTAATTGGTTAGATCAAATGAACACGATATTCAATGCGGCTATGGTAGATTCGCAAAGAATAGGACGTCCAGGAAACAGTTCTGATATTTTAGGTGTTAGAACAAGTGAATATGGAATAAGATTGCCAGAAGGAACAATGCCTATTGTACCTTTTACTTCACAAGTAGACGGTAAGGGTATGAATTTTGAATTGGTAAGTGCAACGTCATTAGATGAAAATTATGTCTATGAACTTCCACCTAAACCTACTAATAAAATTAATATGTTATATAGAAATGACAGATTAGGTTTTGGTAGTCCTAATACAGGATTTATGTTTTTCTTTAAACAAGGATCATTGACTCCTTTTAATTTTAATTTCCAGCAACAAATTTCAAACCAAACAATTAATGTTGATGTTGCAGGTGTCAATGAAACTGATACATGGTTGTATCAATTAAACGCGGATAACACATTAGGTTCATGGACACAAGTAGAAAATGTTTATGCTGATGCTTACTTACAAACTGAGTCAAGTAACAAGAAAATATTTTCTGTAAACTCACGTGTAAACGATCAAGTCACATATGTATTTGGTGATGGTGTGTTTTCAGAAATGCCCGTAGGTAATTTTAGAGCATATGTAAGATCAAGTAACGCACTAACATATACTATTGACCCTTCAGAAATGAACGGCGTAAGTGTTTCTATTAACTATGTTGATCGAACAGGCAGTACTCAGACTCTATCTATAAATTTTCAATTGCCTGTTGCAGTAACAAATGCACAAGCAAGAGAACCATTAGCACAAATTAAACAAAGAGCACCGACAAGATATTACACACAAAATCGAATGGTTAATGGTGAAGATTATACAAACTTCCCATACACTTTATATAACTCTATTATTAAGTCAAAAGCAATTAATAGAAGTTCAGTTGGTGTATCTAAAAACTTAGACTTGCTTGATCCAACAGGAAAGTATTCAAGCACAAATTCGTTTGGAGATGACGGAGCACTATACCAAGATAACGTAGATGGATTTTTAACGTTACAAGTAAATAATACATCAGATATTATTCAATTTTTTACAGATGATTTAGCATCTGTACTTGCATTAAATCGTGCTAATCAATATTACATTCAAAATTATACTCGTTATGCTTATCCAGGTACAGGTGGAGGAAATACTTTATATTGGAAAACAAGTTCAGTTGATGCATCAAGTGAAACAGGATATTTTTACTCACTTGACGGAACAATAGAACGACCTCAACCTATAGGAACATTTACAACGACCAATGCAAAATATGCAACTAAAGGTGCGTTATTAAAATTTAATGCACCTACAGGGTATTATTTCGATGCAGACAATCGTTTAGTTGCAGGTGTACCTACAGGTGGAGAAAAGAATTATATATGGTCAACAGTATTAAATGTTGTGGGTGATGGTAATAATAACGGAGAAGGAACATTTGCAAACGGTCAAGGACCAGTAACAGTAAATGGATATGTACCCGATGGCGTAATACTTACAGAACTTATTCCTGTATTCGATAACTCTTTGTCTTCTGAGATTATACAAGAAGCAATTCTTAAAATTGAATTACAACAAGACTTTACTTTAATTTTTAATAATTCATT